CTGATCGGACAACCCGCGCATCTCACCCGCCCAGGTATGCGCTGTCTTTTCCGCGTTCCCCTGTGCGGCTGTGGTTTTTTCCACAATCAACGCATAAATCGCCTGTGCTTTCGCCTGATCCGATATAGCACCCGTACCGTTATAAAGCCCCAGCGTCATGGCTTTGTTTTTAATGTCGGTTTCGCTGATGCTGATGCCCAGAGATTTCAGCCCGCGCGTCATGCCCTGCATAGCCATCATCATTGTTTGCGCCATTTCGGTATCACTAACACCGTAAAATGTGGCCAGGTCTTCGGTCAGCGTGGTCAACTTTATGGACATATCCGCGGCTTGCTTGCCGCCAAAACCCAGCGCGGTAAAGGCATTTTGCACCGTGGCCGCCAGGCTCATCAGATCATCATCCGCCATGTTTATTTTTGAGGCCAGGTCAGATAGTTGCTTTTTAGCATAATCTGTTTGTGCCCCAAACAGACCGTTAAAACGATTTTCCATGACCTGCATAGCAGAGGCTGCCGAGGCTGCTGTTTTCAGGAAATTAGTGATAGCCACCACACTGAAGGCGACACCAATAGCGCCGGCCAGACCTTTGAGGCCGTCAACCATACTCGAAACTCCGGTATTGAATCCCCCCGAATCCATTTTTGTGTCTATGTAAATGCTGCCATCAGCGGCCATATTACCTCTTTATCAGTCGAAAGAACTCTGCTTCTTTTTCACGTTCTTCAATGGTACGGGTGTCCAGGTCTTCTATCTCAAACATGCTGCCCATTTGTTGAGCGGTTTCTTTTTCCTCTTTCGAGGCCTTGCCAGTCTTGACGCGTTTCCGCAGGCCGATTAGCTGGCAAAATGTCGTATCCTGACCCAGATCCATAAACAGGGCTAGAAACTGCCACCAGTGCATTTTTTCTTTTTGCAGATCAATGCCATGCGTCTGGCGAAAAGCCGCAAAGATCAAATCTGCGTCCTTCTCGAAGCTGTACAACCGCAGGCCGTCATCGTCTTCTTCGCTGTTGGCCCTGCCGCCATTCAAAAACAGGCTGGCTTTTTCAATGGCTTGTTCTACATCAACAGGCATTACTGAGTATAGATTGGCCAGCATAATCATTTGTTTTTCTGCGTTGGTCAATTCATTATCTTCAAATGCCAGGATAACCCGCAGCGCGTACCGGTAATCCGTGTTGATTTCAAATTCAGCGCCGTCTATCTCAACGGCGCCGGGTAACTCATCAACCAGTATGTTTATTTCAGTACCCGCTTCTTACCAGCTTGCGGGATGTATTTACTGACCTTCTCCGTCCGGCTGGTTTGAATAAATGGTGTAACTCCCTGGAAAAACTGCGTGAACATATCCAGGCTCATGGCATCCCCAAACACCAGTTTGCTGGTGCCAACTCCGAATAGGTAATCAATTTGACCGCGGATATATTCGCAGCTTTCACGCATAAAGGCCACACGCGCAGAAATGTTCATGGGCAGACCATGTTCGTCCTGCGCATTGTCCTTGTCCAATTGCGCTCCGCGTTCCTGGTATTCGGTGATCTTCTTCTCCAGCTCACTCAGTAAAGCGTAAAACTTTTCCGCAAACAGGATGTCGGCTGGATTGAATACCAACACCCTGTTTGGATCATCGTTGATGCAAATGTGCTTCTCGCCGGTGTCAATGCGGATTGAGTCCATTTACGCTGTCCGGGTGATGTCGATTGAATAAGTGGTTACTTCCGTGCCCACTGTTACCTGAACTGTCAGGTGATTCAGACCCATGGATAACGCCGCAGCTCCGCCTTGTGAAACAACCGAAGCTCCAACTTTCTGAACAATGGTGGCGCCGGTCAAAGTTGAAGACATTGTGACCGAAGAAGCCGCCACAGAGCCGGTGTACCATAACCAGGTGTTATCAGCAGAGAACAACGGTGTGAGCGTCACCCCGCCAATCACCAGGGTACTCAGTATGGTGTTGACGGGAGCGGGCACAAAGGCCAGACCAGCGGGGCTGAATGACCCGATCACAGGCGTGCCGATGTAATCCAGGGTGTAATTGATCTTGGCTGCCTTGCCACCGTCGCCGCCAAAATCATCGACAGAAATGGCCACGGCTTGTTTTTCAGCCAGGTAATACCCCATGGATAGAGTTTCATACAGCCACACATTCACGATCTGAGTTTCAGCAGCGTCCAGGATGGCACGGGTTTTCCGCAGATTGTCGATGAATTCAAAAACTGCGTCACCATTTTTGGCAACAGCATCCACCGGCATCTTGGGAGCGTAATCTTCCACTTCGATGGTGGCATTATCCAGGTTGATATACGTCTCTTCCGTGAGCTTCGGGTTGTACGCGATCTTGGCGGTTGCCACACCATCGCCGATCACAGACCAGACCGGTGAGACTAATGTACCCGTATTCAGGAAGGTTTGAAGCTGACTGCGCTTTACTCTTACGCTTGTCATGGTTGCTCCTAGCTCGCGGTAAAGGCGCCGGTGGAAGCGTTGAAGGTGCCTAAAATGGGTGTACCGATGTAGTTCAGATCGTAATTAATCTGAACTGCCTTGCCGCCATCCCCGCCAAAATCGTTGATTGAAATAGCCACAGCTTGTTTTTCAGCCGGGTAAGCAGTCGGGCCGCCAGTCTCATAAGCCCAGACATTCACGATGTCTGTTTCAGCGGCTGCCAGAATGGCGCGGGTTCTGCGAAGATTGTCGATGAACTCAAACACAGTATCCCCATTTTTGGCCACCGCGGCTACTGCCATTTTGGGCGCGTAATCTTCCACGCTGATGGTGGCATTGTCCAGGTTGATGTATGTTTCTTCCTGCGTCTTGGGATTGTAGGCAATCTTCCCAGTAGCCACGCCATCACCAATCAGGGCATAAGTTGCCGCGCTCAAAGGTGTGGTGTTCAAAAAGGTTTGTACTTGCGAACGTTTTACTCTTACTGATGGCATAATTGTCTCCTTTACGGCAGAACTGAACGAACGAAGCAATCTTTCGCTTCGAGAAGTTTGCGCATCCCGGCAGATTTTTCAGGCCCGTCAGGAAGCAGCTCTTCCAACATTTTGGCAAGTTCCCCGATAGGCTTTGACACTTCCTGCAGTTTTGGCGGAAGATGTTCGTAAGCAAAATACTTAATGGTGGTTGATGGCATGTTTTCCTTTAGGGTTGCTGTTCATAAGTCAATTTGCACATAATTTGATAAATACCGGTCTGGCTTTCACCTTCCTGGTACAGATAAGCCTGTCCGGTTGCGGCGATCTCGGTAGGGGTTTGCTTGGCGTCCATCGTTGGGAATGTTCCCGCGTTGGTCTGTGTGTCCAGCCAGGCTGCGAATACTTCGTAAAACCCAACGCTTTCCAACCTCGCCAGCTCATCGGCAGTGGATTCCATCGACTGAATGGCAAATGGAAATTCGCACAAGCGGGTGTTGTCCAGGTAGGTTTCGACCGTGCGCGCCCCGGCCAGCGGCATAATCCCATACTGAGTAGGTTTTGCGCCCAGATAGTTGACCCACAACGGCGCGCCGGTTTTGAGGCCGCTGTATGCTGCGAGGTAGGTACGCAGAGCGGAGATAATGGTCATGCTCCGCCACCACTGCCCGCAATCTTTTTAGCGCCTTCAATGATTCGCTGGCCAGAGACTTGCTTCATGCGCTCAAACCAAAACGGCCCGCGCTGGTCACTGGCTTTCGTTCCTACCTTACGCGTCCTGTAATATTGCGCTTTGGCGTACGGGGCAATCCAATACACGGAACCGCTGCCAAGGTCTGTGCCCAGGATACCGGAATTCCTCAACATACCAGTTTGGAATGGAACAAGTGGGTCGCATAAGCGCAGTACTTCCGAGTCCACAAACTTCTGAGCCAAAGAATAACGCTCATGCCATTTGGGCTGGAACTCGGTATTCCACTTCAACTCAGCTTTGCCGCTGTCATTAATAAAAATCTGCCCGCGTGGTGTTTCAATTTTCGGCCCGTCACTCATTTCAACCCCACCTGCCAATGCCACAATGAACGGGATCCCATTGTTTGATCATCAACCGACAAAATACTGTAAACATCAGGATACCTGGCCTTTAGATCGGTTGGAGTGAAATCCGCGCTGAGTTCATCTGTGACTACGCCCTGCACTACCAGGTCACCTTCGGAAAAGGTAAATTTTCCAACCTTATTGGACAATGCGAGCCAATCAACCGGATGAAGGTAGTTCCCAATATTGGCCATCATAGGAATATAGACAGTGGCAACATTGGCCATGATCAAGGTGCCGCCCTGCAAATACCGTGCAGCGTGCAGGCTCTCAAAATAACACTGGCTGATGACCGAGCGTTGAAAAAGCTCACTGCGTGTGGCCGGATCAACAAAACGGTTATAAAAAGTAATCGCGGTATTCGTTCGCATTGATATTCACATCCAAACCCGGGAACATCAACTGGGTATCCCACAGGTACAGGCTGGCAGCCCGCGTCACTTTTTGCTCGATGGTAAGACCGGTCATGGTTACTGAGTAGTTGCCAAGCCTCTCGCTTGTGACTTTACCC